CAAGTAACAGAAATAACACATACATTCGAAAACAACCAATTTACCCAGACACTTAAATTAAATAGAATGACTAATCAACAAGAACTTGACACGCCTAAGAAAGCAACAGGTAATAATAATCCTACAGAAGAAAAGGCGCAAGAGAAAAAAACCGCAGGCGGAGGCAGTGGTAGGTAATGGCTGAATTTGATAGAATATCGTTTAATAGAAAACTTTGGACAAGACCAGGACCGTATCTTGCAAAAGTTCTTAACGTGCTTGACCCAGAATATATGGGTTCGTTATCAGTTCAGTTACTAAAATCAAATGAAGTAGGCGGACCTGATTTATCACAAGCCGGTACATATACAGCAAGATATCTTTCACCCTTTGCTGGACAAACAACAAGATCTGGAATTAGTAAAAATGATACTTATAGAGATAGCCAACAGTCTTATGGGTTTTGGGCAATCCCGCCTGATCCAGGTACTATAGTACTTGTTATTTTTGCAGAAGGAAATCCTAATCAATGTTACTGGTTAGGTTGTATCCAAGACAAATATATGAATTTTGCAATGCCTGGTCAAGTATCAACATCATACACAACTGATGGAACTCCTGGAGATTTACAAGGTAAGAAAATTCCTGTTGCAGAATATAACAAAGTTTTAGAAGAAGGTCTAGGACAAGATCCAACACAGTTTAGAAAACCATACCAAACAGAGTTTGTAAACAATTTAGAAGAACAAGGATTACTTGAAGACGAAGCAAGAGGAACGTCGACGTCAAGTGCAAGACGAGAAGTACCAAGTGCAGTCTTTGGTATAAGCACACCTGGACCATATGATAAGCGTCCTGGATCACCTAATGAGCGAGTAGGAACCACTGCGGATTTTGCAAATATTACACGCTCAAGGCTTGGTGGATCAGAGTTTGTAATGGACGATGGCGATGATAAATTGTTGCGTAGAAGCAACGCTTCATCGGGCGGTCCTGATTATGCAAAAGTAATGATGAATGAAGATGATGGCGATCCAACATTACCTCATAACGAATTATTACGTCTTAGAACTAGAACAGGCCATCAGGTACTTTTACATAATACAGAAGATTTAATTTACATTGCTAACTCAAGAGGAACTGCCTGGATTGAATTAACATCAGACGGTAAGATTGACATCTATGCAAAAGATAGTATTAGTATGCACACTGAAAATGATTTTAATTTAACAGCAGATAGAAATGTTACTATTGAAGCAGGTGCTAACATTGCAATAAAAGCAAGTGGAAACTATATAGGAACTAAATCAACACTAGGACAAATTCAAATGGAATCTAGTGCAAACACAAATATACTTGTTGGAGGAGATACTAAAATAACAACCAATGGCGGTATGCACATTAACACAACATCATATAATTGGTTTACTTCAGGAGGTACAACAGAAATTAAAAGTGGTGCTGATCATATCGAATCAGCGGCAAACATTCATATGAATGGTCCATTAGCAACAGAAGCAGGAAAGGTTGGTGCTTTAAATACACACAGTCTTCCAGGTCATGCCGCCCATCCTATTTTAGCACAAAGATCTCCACAACACGAACCGTGGAATCATCATGAAAATTTAAATCCGTTAGCATTTAAAATTGTAGCAACAGATAGAGACAATGCTGTTACAGTTGCTAACCCAAATCCAGCAACACCAACGCCGGATCCATTTAGAAAGGATTCAGTGGCTAACTAGGTAGGTAAATATTGTTATGGCAGATTTATACAAAAATATTAAGGTTAAAAGTCCAAAGGCTAACAACAATCCCCCGACGACAACTAATCGTGCTTATAAAGGATTGAGTACTGTAAACCCTGAAAATAACAGTACTGTATTGTACGATATTGGATTAATTAAACAAGATTTGCTAAACCATTTTCACATAAGACAAGGTGAAAAATTAGAAAACCCGGAATTTGGAACAATTATTTGGGACGCAATTCATGAACCTATGACAGAAAGCATGAAAGAAGCAATTACAAAGAATGTTCAAGATATTGTTGACGCTGATCCTAGGATTGTCGTTAATCAAGTTACTATAGACACATACGAAAGTGGTATCTTAATTGATTGTGATTTAACTTATCTACCATACAATATTAGTGAAAAAATGCGTATGACATTTGACGACAGTATGGGACTGATTTAAGTACGTAGTTAACTCAATCAAATAAATACTGTATAATAAGGAAAGCAAATGTCATCGACAAATAGACAAAACAGATTATTAGTTGCAGAAGATTGGGCCAAAGTATACCAATCTTTCCGTAACGCAGAATTTAAGTCATATGATTTCGACAATCTACGTCGAACAATGATCTCTTATCTTAGAGAAAATTATCCAGAAGATTTTAACGATTACATCGAGTCAAGTGAGTATCTTGCATTAATCGACCTTATTGCTTTCCTAGGTCAAAACATTGCTTTCCGTATTGATCTTAATGCAAGAGAAAACTTTTTAGAACTTGCTTCACGTAGAGAAAGTATTCTGCGTTTAGCACGTTTGTTGTCTTACAATCCTAAACGTAATATTGCCGCTAACGGCTTGTTAAAAATGGAAAGTATTACAACTAGTGAAGATGTAATTGACAGTAACGGTACTAACTTATCTGGACAAACTATTATTTGGAATGATCCTTCAAATTCAAATTGGAGAGAGCAGTTTGATAGAACACTAAATGCGGCACTTCCTAATAACAGTCCGTACGGTAAGCCAATTAAGAAAGACAATGTTGAAGGAATTCCTACAGACCAATACAGACTTAATGCTTCAAACACTGATGTACCTGTTTACACATTTACAAAAAATGTTGATGGACGTAATTTACAATTCCAGATTGTTTCTACAGATGTTACTGATGGTATTATTTCTGAAGAAGCACCGTTACCAGGAAACAGTTTAGCATTTTTATATAGAGACGACGGTAGAGGTCCTGGATCAACTAACTCGGGATTTTTTGCACACTTTAGACAAGGTACACTTGACCAAGGCGAGTTTACAATTAATCGACCTAGTACTAACCAAACAGTAAACATTGAAGCAACAAATGTTAATAATACTGACCTTTGGTTATACAAATTAAATTCGGTTGGTGCTGAAGATCAGTTATGGACCAAAGTTGATGCACTTGAAGGTAACAACATTGTTTATAACAGTACAAGAAAAGACCAAAGAAACGTTTACGCTGTGCTAACAAGAACAGGTGATGCTGTAGATCTTATTTTCTCAGACGGTACATTTGGTAACTTACCTAAAGGTACATTTAGAACCTACTATAGAACAAGTGCTAATGATGAGTTTAATATTGTACCTGCAGATATGCAAAGTATTTCAGTTACAATTCCTTATACTTCTAAAGCAGGAAACCAAGAAACTTTAAACATTACATTTAGTTTAAAGTACACAGTTGATAACAGTTCATTTAGTGAAACAAATGCAAGTATTAGAGATAATGCTCCTGCAACTTATTATACACAAAACAGAATGGTTACAGGTGAAGACTATCAAGTTGCACCATTAGCAGTTAGCCAAGAAATTATTAAAGTTAAAACAGTAAACAGAACAGCAAGTGGTATTTCAAGATACTTTGATTTATTAGATGCAACAGGAAAATATTCTAGTACAAATATATTTGGTACTGATGGTGCATTGTATAAAGAAGATACTGTTAATAAAACTTCGTTTACTTTTTCAACAAGAACTGATGTTGAAGGAACTATTGAAAACGTAATTACACCAATCCTTTCACAAACAGAGCAGATTAATTTTTACTTAGACAAGTTTCCTAAAGTATTAGTTGCAGACTTACAAGCAACTTGGAAACAAAATAGCAGTGGAACAAATTACAGCACAGGTAGTTTAATTGAAACAGCAGATCAAAGATACCAAGTTGGTGTATTTACTGGTAGCGGATTAAGATTTATCGAAGCAGGAAGTTTGTGTAAATTTACTGCACCAACAGGATATCATTTTAAAGATGAAAAACTAGTAGTTGGACAAGCAAATTACACAGGATCAAAAACATATATGTGGTCCAAGGTTGTTAGTGTTGCTGGTGACGGCACAGTTGATAACGAGGACGGAACAGGTCCTATTATTTTTAATGATGTAGTTCCTGAAGGTGCAATTCTAATTGAAATTAGACCTAAGTTTGCACGTTCGTTAGTTGCTGACGTTAAATCACAAATTATTGATCAAATTTTTGCATATAAAACATTTGGGTTAAGATACGATTACAGCCAACGTCAATGGCGTGTTGTTACAGAAAATAACTTAGACATTATTGGATCGTTTTCAACTGGTAAAACAGGCGATCTTACAAACCAGCAATTAGATGCAAGTTGGTTGCTGTTATTTGAAACAGACGGCGAAACTTATAATGTTGAATATAGAGGACTTCGTTATGTTTTTGAAAGTAACGAAGAAATTAGATTCTATTATGATAGCAAAAATAAAATTTATGATAATACAACAGGACAGATTATAAAAGACAAAATTAAAGTACTATCAATTAATACTATGCCTGATGATACTTCTCCGTTCAACCTTGACTATGATTGGCAAGTTGTTAAAGAGTATAGAGATCCAGAAGGATACATTGATAGTAAAAAAGTAGAAGTTGGATTTTTTGATACAGATGACGATTCTGTAGTTGATGACCCTGAAACATTTATTCAAGTAGTTGCACCTACAGTTAACCCAACATCTAAATGGGTGTTTACTAAAAAGTATGTTACTACTGATAACATTGATGATTACAAATATGTTGATAACGATAGCGAAAATATTACTGTTGTAGAAAACGAAGGACTTGTTGGCTCACTAAGCGGATTAGCAGACGGTAAAACATTTTATATTGTAGCAACAGATGTGTTTAAAAAATACAACAAAACTTCAGGACTACTTGAATTAACTACAGATTATAGAGCCTACGTTGGAAGAGATAAAATAAAATTCCAATACATTCATTCTGCAGACGACGATTCAAGGATTGATCCAAGCAGTACTAATATAAACGATACCTATTTATTAACTAAGCAATATGATACTGCTTTTAGACTGTATTTGTCGGGTGTAACTGCAACCAAACCGTTACCACCTAGCAGTGATGCATTATTCAACAACTATGGTAGTGAAATTAATAAAATTAAATCAATTAGTGATGATGTAATTTATCATCCAGTTAAGTATAAAGTGTTATTTGGAAGCAAAGCGGATACAGATGTGCAGGCAATATTTAAAATTGTTAAAAACCCAGACGAAGTTGTAAACGACAACGACATTAAAGCACAAGTTGTTGCCGCAATCAATGAATTCTTTGCATTAGAGAATTGGGACTTTGGTGATACATTCCACTTTGCAGAACTAAGCACTTACATAATGAATAGAGTTACTCCTGACATTGTTAACTTAGTAATTGTTCCTAGACAAGATTCATCAGCATTTGGTAGTTTATTTGAAATTAAATCAGAAAACGATGAAATTTTTATTAGCGGAGCAACAGTTGACGATGTTGAGATTATTGATGCAATTACAGCAAGTAGGCTTAAAGCATCAGGTAGTGTTGTAACATCAGGTACAGCAACAACATCAGGAATTGTAAGTGGAACAAGTTACTAGTAGAGGAATGATTACTAATGGCATTTAATGATAATCAGAATGATTCACCATTACCAGTAGGCGCTAATCAAAGTCGCAGAACAAGCGTCGACCATCTTCCGAGATATTTTAGAACAGACACTAACAAAAAGTTTCTATCTGCTACACTTGACCAACTTTTAAGTCCGGGCGTTGCAGAAAAGATCTCTGCATACTACGGCCGTAGAATTGCAAAAGCAAGACAAGCAGATGACAACTATGTTGAAGATGTTTCAACTGCACGTGAAAATTATCAATTTGAACCAGCAACAATAGTTAAAGACGAACTTGATAACGTAACGTTTTACAAAGATTATAACGACTATAAAAACCAACTAAAAGCATTTGGCGGAACTGTTTCAAATGATGATGTTTTAAATAGACAAGAATATTACTCTTGGTCGCCAAAGATTAATTGGGATAAGTTTACTAACTTTAGAGAATATTATTGGTTACCAAACGGTCCAATTGGTATCGGTATTGTCGGACAAGCAAAAGATGTTGAAAGCACGTTTACTGTAACAAGCAAAGATAATGTTGACAATAGATCTTATTTGTTTACCCCAGACGGATTAACATCTAATCCTACATTAAAATTATACAGAGGACAAACATATACGTTTGATATTAATGCTCCTGGTATGCCATTGACGTTTAGAACTGCACGTAGTTTAGATGCAGATGTTCTTTATACAGACGGTATCGATGACAGCACAGGACAAACAGATGTAGGTACAGTTACTTTTGAAGTTGACATTAATGCACCCGATACGTTATATTATGTTAACGCAAATGATATTAATGCAAGTGGACTAATTAAAATTTACGACATTGTTGATAACAGTTTTATCGATGTTGAAAATGATGTTATTGGCAAAAAGTCTTATAAAATGAATAATGGTTATGAACTTTCAAATGGTATGAAAGTTTATTTCCGAGGACAAGTAACCCCTGAAAAATATGCTAAAGGTGAATGGTATGTTGAAGGTGTTGGTGATGCTATACGTTTAGTATCAGAACAGCAGTTACAGATCCCCGGAGCATACTCTACAGAAAAACCTGTTTTGTTTGATACAGAGGCATTTGACAGATTACCTTTTAGTAATGCAAACAGTTATGCTGGAACAAAAGATTATATTCTTATTAACCGTGCAAGTAAAAACTTAAATAGTTGGTCAAGATATAATAGATGGTTCCATAGAGATGTAATTGAAACCACAGCAGTAATTAACAATATTGTTCCAGAGATTGATCAAGAAAATCGTGCAAAGCGTCCTATTATTGAATTTGACGCAGATCTTAAATTGTTTAACTATGGAACTGAAGCAAAAGCAGATGTTGACTTAATTGATACATTCACACAAGATGTATTTTCAACTATTGAAGGACAACTAGGTTATAACATTGACGGACAAGATGTAACTGATGGTATGCGTATTTTGTTTAACGCAGACCCAGATTCATTTGTTGCTGGTAGAATTTTTAAAGTTAACTTTATTACACACAATAATGTTAGACAAATTAGTTTAATTGAAGAAACTGATGGCAAGCCATTATTAAATGAAACCGTACTTGTTAAGCGTGGCAACGAAAACAAAGGTTTAATTTACTATTATGATGGAACAACTTGGAAAAAGACACAAGAAAAAACATCAGTAAACCAATCACCGTTGTTTGATTTGTATGATGATAGCGGATATGTGTTTAACGACAGTACTGTTTATCCTAGTTCAACATTTGCTGGTAATAAATTATTCAGTTACAAACAAGGTACAGGTACAGTTGATTCTGAATTAGGTTTTGCTCTATCATATCGAGCATTAGAAAACACTGGTGATATTGTATTTGATTTTAATATTTCAGGTGACGAATTTAATTACCAAGACGGTACAGATATCTTAACTGTTAAAACTGATATCGGTTTACTTAGAAAGTATACTACTAGAGAAGAATTTGATTATGTTAATGGCTGGGAAAAGGGTTTTGCTCACAGCCAACAACTAGTACAAAGACAATATATTGTTGATACACAAACAAATGATTTTGCTATTGACGTTTACAATCGTAGCGGCGATCTTAATGACTTGTGGTACAGAGTTTATGTTAATGATGTTAGGAAAACAGATTTAGTAGACTTTAGTATTGTAAGAGTAAATGGAATTGCGTATGTTAACTTTATGAAACCGTTAACAGCCGGCGATAATCTATTAATTAAAACAAGAAGTGCAACAACAAAAAATTCAAATGGCGTTTATGAATTTCCAATTAATTTAGAACGCAATCCTCAGAATGAAAATATTAAATCGTTTACACTAGGCGAAGTAAATGATCACGTACAGAGTATTACAGAAAATTCAGACAAGTGGTCGGGAACATTTCCAGGTGTAAGTAATTTACGAGATCTAGGATCTGTATCAACTTATGGTGACAAATTTGTACAGCATTCGGGTTTAACAAATTTAAGTTTATATCATATTACTAATAAAGATTCAAACATTGTTAAGTCAATGCGTTTTGCTAAAAATGAATATGCTAAATTTAAACGGTTATTCTTACGTTCAGCAGAAACACTAGGCTTTGACGGTAATCTTCAAATACACTTTGAGAAAGTAATAGCAGACGTTAACAAAAACAAAACTAACGATATGCCGTTCTTCTTTAGTGATATGATTGGCCATGGAACATTTAAATTAACAGAACATACAGTTAGAGATTCTGATCAAGGCTACTACAGTTTAAGACAGGATTTTAATTTAAGAACACTTTCAGATAAAGCAGTAGGTGTATATGTAAATGATGTACAACTGATCGAAGGAGCAGATTATATCTTTGAAGAAGGTTTTGAAAGTTTTGTTAATATTACAAAAGTTTTAACTCCGGGTGATATAATTAAAATTTACGAGTTTGAAAGCACTAACGGATCATTTATTCCTCCAACACCAACTAAGTTTGGATTGTATCCTAAGTTTATTCCGTCTAAGTATATTGACGATACTTATAGAGAGCCTGTAGAAGTAATTCAAGGACACGACGGCAGTATTTTTAAATGCTATGGTGACTATAGAGATGATTTATTATTAGAATTAGAAACTAGAATCTATAATAATATTAAAGTACAATACGATACAAATTTAATTGACATTCATGAATTCCTAGGCGGCGAATTTAGAGATACGGGTATTACAGCAGAGTCGATTGATAAAGTTATGATTACTGACTTTACTGAATGGCTAACTATTTTAGGAAACCTGGACTACACTGATAATAGTTTTTATGAAAGAACAGATTCATTTACTTTTAACTACTCAAGAACACTAACACCTAAATTAACTAAAAGTTTAGGCTTCTGGAGATCAATTTACAAGAAAGCATATGATACTGATCGTCCTCATACCCATCCATGGGAAATCTTAGGGTTTAGTATTAAACCTACATGGTGGAATGATGTATACGGTCCAGCGCCGTACACTAGTGAAAATAAAATTTTATGGACAGACATTGAAGAAGGCATTATTAGAGAACCTGGCAAGCCATTAGAATATAAATCACAATATGCTCGTCCTGGTGTAACTAATTGGATTCCAGTAGACGATAGCGGCGCACTTTTGAGTCCTTTAGCAAGTAACTATTCAAAAGAATTTACAGCAACTAATTCTAAGTTTCCATTTACATTTGGTGATATGGCACCAACAGAAAATGCTTGGCGTAGAAGTTCAGAATATCCTTTTGCATTACTAACTGCTTGGTTAGTAACTCAACCTAGTAAGATTATGGGGTTAGGTTGGGATAGAAGTAGAATTATTCGTAACAATGCAGGATTAATTGTTTATAAAGATACTTTAAAAGCATTGCGTTTACAAGACATTGTATTTCCTAACACAGTAGAAGATACAACACGTACATATACAGCAGGATTTGTAAATTATATTGCTGATTATATGAATTCAAAAACAGTTAATGTTTATTCGCAGTATAAAGAAAACTTAACATCTATATCAAATCAATTAGGATTTAAAATTGGTGGATTTACTTCAAAGAATAAATTTAGATTAGTGCTTGACAGTAGAACACCTTACAACCAAGGTAACGTATTTGTTCCAGAAGAAAACTATGATGTATTTTTAAATTCAAGTTCACCTGTTGAAGTTGTAAGTTACAGTGGTGTTATTATTGAGAAGAAAACAAATGGATTTGTAATTCGTGGATACGATAAAACAGCACCATACTTTAAATATTATACTCCGGTTGTACTAGCAAACGATCCTTTAATTAATGTAGGCGGTATTTCAGAATCATTTGTTGAATGGACAGCAAATAAAACATACGCACAAGGTGCTATTGTTAGATTTGGATCTGAGTTTTATGCAACTAAAGAATCACATCAAAGTACAGACGGATTTGATCAAAGCAAGTTTCAAAAGTTAGTAGACCTTCCTGTTAAAGGCGGACGTTCTGCATACTTTAGACGTAACTTTAATAAAGAAATTAATAGCGAGCCGTTAGAACTTGCGTATGGTACTACCTTGAGAACAGTTCAAGAGGTTGTTGATTTCTTATTAGGATACGGAAATTATTTAGAAACAGTTGGATTTGATTTTAATAATTTTAATGCAGACATTAATCTTGTTGAAAACTGGTCAACAAGTGCAAGAGAATTTATGTTCTGGACAACACAAGGTTGGAAAGAAAATAGTGTTATTACGTTATCGCCTGGAGCAAATAGATTAGAACTAAGTTCGAAATATATTATAGCAGACAATGTGTTTGATGATTTCTATGATTATTCAATATTAAAATCTGATGGTAAAAAACTATTACAAGAATATGTAAAAGTATTTAGAGATAGAGATAATAACTTTACAGTACAAGTTAGAAATACTGCTGATGGTATATTTGCAATTAAAATTCCTTTATTGCAAAAAGAACACGTTTGTATTATTGACAACGAAACAGTTTTCAAAGACATTGTGTATGACCAGCCAGCAGGATACAGACAAGAACGCATTAAGGTTTTAGGGTATAGAACAGATGACTGGACAGGTGGCTTAAACATTCCAGGATTTGTGTACGACGAAGCAAGAACAACACAATGGGCTTCTTGGCAAGATTATTCAATCGGCGATACTGTAAAATATAAAGAATTTTATTATGTTGCTAAAAATAAAATTCCTGGAACAAACGTTTTTAATAATGATGACTGGCAAAAACTAGAAGAAAGACCAGAGTCTGGACTTATTGCTAACTTAGATTATAAAGCAAAACAGTTTGGCGATTTTTACGATCTAGATACAGACAACTTCGACTCAGATACCCAACGGGTTGCACAACACTTAATTGGTTATCAAAAACGACAGTATCTAGAAAACATCATTCAAGATGATGTATCTCAGTATAAGTTTTATCAAGGATTTATTCAAGATAAAGGAACACAAAATAGTTTAACAAAATTATTTGATGCATTATCAAATACAAACGAAGATAGTTTAGAGTTTTTTGAAGAATGGGCAATTCGTTTAGGACAATACGGCTCAAGTGATTCATTTGAAGAAGTTGAATTTACTTTAGACGAATCTAAGTTTAGATTAAGTCCACAGCCTGTTGAACTTGTTGATACTATTGATGGAACAGAAACAGACCTAATTTATAGACAAAGACCGTTTGAAGTTTACTTAAAACCAAATGATTATAATCATAAACCGTTTCCAACAAATACTAATGTAAAATATGTTTATGATACAGCAGGATACGTTAATGCTGATGATGTTAAAATTAGTTTAGCAAATTATGATGATATTTTAACACAGTCGGTTAACGATTATAATGTTGACGATTATTTATGGATTGGTAAAAAAGGTTTAAGTTGGACAGTTTTAAAATACGTTAGAACAGACGACAGGGTTGAAAGTGTTACCAAAGATGGTGACTTAGTACGTATTAAACTAGAAGGCCAAGCACGTTATGAAGATAATGAAATTATCGGATTGCTTAATGTTGAAGGCGCAGAAAAATTCTTCAAAGTTAAAACAGTAGAGTTACAAGACATTATTTGTTACGATAATGGCGAAACATCTGATGTTGAAGAAACTAGTGGATTTGTAACTAGATTTAATACTGCAAGAACAGCCAACTTTGATAGTGCTAATCTTTTACTATCAAATCAAAATTTAAAAGTAGGTGAAACACTTTGGATTGATGAAGATAGCAAAGGAGATTGGACAGTATTAAAGAATACTCCAACCTTTGAACAACAACAAATTCTAAGTAATGTTAGATCGTCAGATCAATCAGTTGAGTTTGGTAAAGTTATCAGTGTTGACGAACGTAATAATACACTTGTAATTTCATCACCTGAAAACGAAAGTGTACATATCTTTAAACGTTTTACAGATACAGTTGAGTATAATCATATACAAACTATTAGTCCACCAGTTGGGTTATATTCAGGTAATGGTAAATTTGGTAAGAGCGTTACAATTAGTTCGGATTCAGAATTTATTGTAGTTGGTGCTCCTGAAGCCTCTAATGTTAAAACAAAATTTGTTGAACCATATTCACAAGGATCGGTTTACGAACCTAAAGATATAGTTTCTTATCAAGAGCAACTATGGCAAGCAAACTACAGAGTTGAAGCCGCACTAGGAACTTATCAATTTGGTGGATTCTATACAACACATGATATTGAAGTAGCATCATTTGATGCTGATACAAATAGTTATCCTGAAACAATTTATGCTATCAGAGGTAATTATAAATTTGATGGCGCAACTGATCATATGTTAATTAGAGCACCGGTTGCTCAGTACATTGGTTCGGCAGTCGGTGACACAATTAATTTACAATGGAATCAATACTCTCAAAATTATCCAAACGGCATTTTACCATTTGGACCAACTGGACCGGGCGTTGCAGAGTTCGAAGGTAATAAAGTTATCGCAGGTAAGATTGATACACTTTTATTTGTTGAAAACTTAATTAGGTTCCCACAAGTAGGTGATGTTATTTCAACAGAAACTGCTATTGGTACAGTACAAGATATTATCATTGACAATGTTAACCAAGGTTTAATTTATATCTCCGACCAGAACGGTCAGTTTGAAACAACCGGTACACTTATCTATAACGGTCAGAGTATGGGTACATATGAAACTGTTGAGTTTGAAAATTCAAGTGATCATTTTGCAGGCTGGTGGAGAGTTAATAATCTAACACCATTTATTACAGCAACTAAAGAAGTTACTACTCCTAACTTTGTTATTGCAGACTATATTACAGCAAGTGAAAGTAAATCACCAGAGTTGTATGGTAATACCATGGACGATGTATATCAAGTTAATCAAGATTTACAAAATCCGACCAGAGGCGGTAAGATTGGTATTTTAAGTTACTATGATAAACAAGGATTGCCAGAAACTTCACCATATTGGTTTGTTAGAGCACCTAAAATAATTACAGATACTTTAAACACTAGTGATACGTTTACTATGAAAGTAAACAGAGTTAAAGGTGGCGATCCGTTAACAGTATTTGATCCCTCTGCGTTAGGGTTAACTTTTGATTATCTTGACCAACCTCACACAGTTTATGATCTATGGGACGGATATATTGATGTAACGTGGACAAACTTTACACCACCTCCTATTCAAGTACCATATGTTCCGCAAGAAGGCGAAACAGTAATTGAAGAATCAACAGGCGCAACAGCAGAAGTTGCATTTGTGCAAGAAGCATTACTTGGTGCAAGAATTTATGTTAAGAATTTATCAGGAACATTTAGTTACGGTAATAACAATAATGCTGTTGGATATCTTTCAATTGTAACAGGGCAAGGATTTAATAGATTATCTGGACGTATTGATACTACAGATTTAACTACAAATTATTTAGGAAAATATATTGTTGTAAGAAACAATGATAGTACGTTACTTCCTGTAACTACTCCAACATTTAAAAATGAAATTGAAATACAATTTTATAAGAGTAGATCAGTAACAGGCGTACCAAGACCAGCAAACATTCCTAATCCGTTAAACAGAGATTGGACTCAAGTTAATAACTTAAAACTAGATGCTGATGGTAATGAAAGTGGATACACCAAAGAAGGTGCTTACTTTGTTTATACCAAAACCGGTGGCGGCGAATACAAACTTAGATTTGGATATTCAAACCTTGGAAGACACGACAATGCATTCTTAGGAAATCAAATATCAATTAACAAAAAAGGTGATTTGTATAGATTATTTGTTGCGGCACCAGGTGACGGAACTCCGTCAAACCCAGGTAGAATTCACTTTGTTAAAAAAGGTGTAGAAGACAATATAACTTACGACTGGGATATTGCACAAGACAGAAAATACAAAGGTGTGTTTGATAATACAGTTGCTTACTACACAGATGATATTATTGTGTATGATGGAAGTTTTTACAAGAGTACTACAAACCAAGTTGCAGGTAATTTCTTAATTGCTAACTGGGATCTATTAGATACACACATTGATTATTTAGGCTATGTTCCAAACGACACAGCAACAAATGTTACAGGTGACGGGTCGTTTAACACTTTTGATAGCACAAGCACACTTATTAATTTTGCACATCCGTTTACTGTAAGTTTAGATGGAGATGTAATTGCTACGGTTGCAGACTATACAGATCAATTCCCTGCAATTGGAATTTATAGATATAATAACGGACACTATGAATACTATCAGACTATTGCAACACCTGATGCAGTTATTAGTACTTTCTTTGATAATCAAGAAACAGAATTTGATACTGGCGATACACAATTCCAAATTTCATCACCAGATAGTAAATTTGCAAGTGCTTTAACACTAAGCGATGATGGTGAATACCTAGCAGTTGGTGCACCACTAGATGATGATAGAAGCAACGACAATGGTAAAGTGTATGTTTACAAAAACGTTGAAAATTACTATCACTTACATCAAACAATTTATAGTCCAAACAATACTGTTGCAGAAAGATTTGGTCAAGCAATTGACTTTACTGGAGATACTTTATTAGTATCTGCACAAGGTGGTGATTTACAAAGTACTACAACATTTGATGATATTACCACAACATTTGATAACAACCTAACACAGTTTACAAATATTAACAAAGACAGTGGACAAGTATTTGTATATCAACGTATCGATGAATTCTTATTGTATGCAGAAAAATTTGCATATCAGAATCCAGAAGTAGAAAGATTTGGCGAGTTTATTCTTGCAAATGAAAATCATGTTTACGTTTCTATGCCAGAACTTTCAGTAACTGACGATAATCTAATTGGAACAGTTATTGACTTTAAACGTAACCGCGACAGACTTCCTTGGACTATTGCTACACAGCCTAGTTTACAAGTTGACTTAAACAAATTTAAAGGTGTGTTCATTTACACCAAAGACGGAAGCGGCATTTCAACCAAACTAGATTACATTGATCCTATCCAAGGAAAAATTGCTGGTCCTGCAGAAGAAGAACTAGCATTTAAAACACCATTTGATCCGGCAACTTACACTTATGCAACTAATGGTAAAACTGTAGATACAGAAAATTACTGGGCAGAAGAAAAAGTAGGACGACTATGGTGGGATATTAGCAAAGCAAAATGGATTGATCCATATCAAGGTAATATCATTTATAATTCAGCAAACTTTAATAAACTGTTTGTAGGATCAAGCATTGATGTTTACGAATGGGTTGAAACAGATATTACACCTGAAAGATGGGACACACTTGCTGATACCGAAGTAGGCTTAGGCAGAGGCATTAGTGGTACGACAGCATACGGAATGGAAGCGTATGTAACTAAACGCCTATATGATGATGTATCTAAATCATTCTACAACAAATATTATTACTGGGTTAAGAATAAAAAAGTTATTCCTGATTTAGAATTTAGAAAAACTAGTGCTTATGACGTTGCACAGTTAATTGAAGATCCAGCGGCGCTATCATATAAGTTTGTTGCAATTTACGGAAACAATAAATTTGGACTTTATAATTGTAAGAGTTTAGTTGAAGGTACTAATCGTGCTATTAATTTCCGTTATTGGACGATTGAAAATCAAGATATTAATTTACATAACGAATATCAGTTAATTTCAGAAGGACTTAAAACAAGCAAACCTAATGCAGATATTGAACGCAAATGGGTTGACAGTTTAATTGGTACTGACGAAATGAACAGACCGGTGCCTGATCCTCAATTGTCATTTAAACAAAAATACGGTGTATTAAACAGACCAAGACAGAGTATGTTTAAAAACAATAAAGAGGCTCTTAAACAAGTTATTGAAAGAATTAACAGAGTACTAGCAACACAACTTATTGTTGACGAGTTAGACTTTACACGTTTATTAGATAAAGATCAATTCCCTAGATTAGAAAGCGGTAAGTTTGACGTAGAGGTTGACACTGACAGTGAATTACAGTTTGTAGGTATTTCTAAATCTAAACCTGCTAAACTAACACCAGTATTTGAAAATGGAAAATTAGTTGATGTTATTATTAACGATCCGGGTGCTGGATATAAAACAATACCAACATATAACTTTGAACAGTTTGGAGATGGTAACGGTGCAAGAATAACAATTGAATTAGATGCTAACGGAAGTATTTCTTCAGTAGCAGTTAGAAGTGCCGGTAAAGAATATTCTAGTTCAACTAATCTTTCAGTTAGACCATTTGCAGTTCTAGTTAAAGCGGATAGTACAGTTAATAACAAGTGGTCAATTTTTGATTATAATAATATTACCCAAGAGTGGGAAAGATCATCAACACAATCATACGATGTATCTGAATGGTGGGATTATATTGATTGGTATGCTACTGGCTATAACCAATTTACACCTATAACATTTAATATTGACGAGTCTTATCAATTAACTAGTTTAGATACTGCTGTAGGCGATATTGTAAAAATTAATAACGTTGGTACAGGCGGTTGGTTACTGCTAGAAAAAACATCCGATACAGCAAGTGTTGATTATACTACAAATTATACTACAGTTGGTAGACAGGACGGAACTATTAAGTTTAGATCTTCACTTTACGATCCTGCAACAAGTAATGTTGGTTTTGACGGATTAAGTTATGACACTCAATTCTATGACAATCAACCAACACTTGAATTAAGAATTATTTTTGAAGCAGTTAAAGAAGATTTATTTGTAGGAACGATTGAAGCAGAATATAACAAACTATTCTTAGCAAGTGTTAGATATGCATTTAGTGAGCAACTATTTGTTGACTGGGCATTTAAAACTTCGTTTATCAAAGCAAAACATAATGCTGGCGATTTACAACAAAAAATTACATTCCAAAATGATAGTTTGCCTAGTTATGAAGACTTTGTTAAAGAAACTAAACCTTACAAAACTAAAATTAGAGAATATCTAAGTAACTACACTAAAACCGATGATTCAAACAGTACTGTTACTGATTTTGATGTACCGCCGACATATAGTGATATTACAGGACGTATTGAACCAACATCACTAAAAGTTAATAATGATCTAATTTTAGGAACAGATTTAACAACTACATATTATCCTAATAAACATTATATTGACAATGTAGGCTTTGAAGTAACAAAAGTAAATGTTACAAATAAAGGTAAAGCATACACTGAAATTCCACAAGTAAGATTTATTGGCGGTGGTGGCACAGGTGCAACTGCTGAAGCAAAACTAGGAACAGGCGGCGGCGTTGTAAGTATTGAAGTTACAAATCCAGGTAAAGGATATATTTCAGCACCATTGGTTGAGATCGACGGTAGTTTAAATGTTGACTCGGGGATCCAAGCAACAGCATCTAGTGTTATTGGTAATAGTAAAATACGAAGTGTACACTTAAGAACTAAATTTGATAGAGTATCTGGAACATTCTTAGTTACTACACTAAATGAGAGTGAAACTTTTGCAGGTAACAACAGTTTAACAGATTTTGATCTTAAGTTTCCAATGAACTTATTATCAACACAATACAGTATTACAGTTAATGGCTTAGAAGTTCTTAAGAGCGACTATAGTGTATCGAATATTGAATACAATGATAAGTCATATACTAGATACAGAGGTAGAATTTCGTTTGAAAGTCCGCCAGCAGATAATTCAGTTATTGTTGTAACATACAACAAATCAATTGATATGTTACAAGCACAAGATAGAATTAACTTATTCTATAATCCAGTAACTGGTCAAATTGGTAAAGATATTGCACAGTTAATGCCAGGTGTTGATTACGGTGGTGTCCAAGTTAAGTCGTTTAACTTCGGTACAGGTACTGGTTGGGGTAACGAGCCGTTCTACACAACATCATGGGATTCATATGATTCTACATACGAAGATGAAGTATTCCAATTAGATGGTAGCACAATATCGTTAACACTTTCACAACCATTAGAAGAAGGTGTAGAATATAATGTTTATTATAAAGATGCATTGAAAGGCGGATATGTAAGACTAGATCATCCAGACTATGACGGTAGTACTGTTGAAGCAAATCCAAAAGCAATTATGTTACCATTAATAGGTGACGGAGTACAAACAGAATTCTTAATTGACAATGACAAGTTGGTTACAAAAGCAGACGATGTAATTATTATTAGAAAGTCTACAAGCGATGGATCATTTATTCCTGATCCAGAAGCGTATGATACATTACTAACAGGTGGCGACATGGCTTACTCGTCAGCAAAAGGTATTAATGCTGAAGAGATTATAATTGACGGTGACGATTTTGTTTCCGAGCATACATCACATGGTCCAGAAGAACTTGTTCCAGGGCAGATTTTAGATTCAGTTAACATCAAAGTATTTGACAGAATTAATGACGGTAGTGGAGTAATCGAAAACTACAACTTTAAATTTGAAGGTAGTTACACATTCCCACTTAACAGTTATCCAGCAAGCCAAAAAGACATCTTTATTAAAGCAAATGGAACAATTTTAAGTGAAGATAAATGGAGTGTAAATTATCAAGATAAGACAATCACGCTTTCAAATGTAACTCTTAATAACAATGATCCTGTTAACATTATAACAATGTCTACTAACGGTGAAAATATTTTAGATAGTGATACATTTGAAGGTGACGGAAGTACATCAGTATTTGTTACTAGTGTTCAGTTTAAACAAGGATTAAGTTTCTATGTTACTAAGAATGGTGAAGATGTTAACGCTGACTTAGCAGAAACCGATGATACATTTGATACATCAGGTCAAGCATTGTTAAGATTAAACATTGCACCTGACGTTGGTGACATTATTCAGTATGTAATTTACGATAGTGCGGCTAAGAGTTTCTCAAGTGTTACAACAGACACATTTACAGGTGACGGAGTAACAAAAGTGTTTACACTTGGACTTGCACCGTTTAATGACACTCCTTTACAACACAACACTATTGTTAAAGTTGGTAACAGAATTTTACGTGCAGGATATAACGAACAATTTACAATTAGTTCAGTAAGAGAATATCAGTTAAGACCATATCAGTTCTCAACTGCTTCAATTCCAGCAGAAACTATTAGAGTTTATATTAATGATGTTGAACAAGAACAAAACGTAACTTGGCGCTGGAATAGATTTAACAGTTCGGTAGAATTATTTGTTGATACAGGCGAAGATGGCGATCAACTAGATGTATTCATTATTGACGATGGCGAGTATGACTTTGGATACATTGATCCAGTTACAGCACAGTGGACATCAACACCAACAGAACTAAGGCTAGATGTTGCACCAGCAGTAGGCGAAACAATTACAGTATATCAATTTAGCAATCATGATGTTCTTAAAGTTGAAAGAGAGATATTACAAGTTGTTGCTAGAAATGCTGTAACCATTGGCACAGGTGATTATACAGAATACCATCAATTAGCAAATGGAATCATTAAATTGCGTAAGCCTGCTATTGATACAAATTATGTTTGGATTTCAATTAACAATGAATTATTAACACCAAGTGTTGAATATAGCGTAATGGAAGACAAGCAAACAGTTAGACTAGCAATTGACGTTGATCAGAATGATAATATTGAAGTAATACACTTTAGTAACCCTGTTATTGTTCCAAAATTTGGATATAGTCAATTTAAAGATATGCTTAATAGAACGCACTTCAAGAGATTGGGCGACGATGTACAGTATGCACTTGCTAAAGATTTAAATTACTATGATACAAGTATTAGTGTAACAAACTATGACAGTTTACCAGAACCTAACAAAGAAAGAAGTATTCCAGGTATTGTGTTTATTAACGGTGAACGTATTGAATACTATCTAAAAGAGGGCGGCCTTTTAAGACAACTTAGAAGAGGAACACTTGGAACTGGTATTGCACAGTTACATACATCAGGCTCAGCAGTACTTGATCAAAGTAACTTCCAAACTATTCCTTATAAGGATAGAACACTATCACAAACATATATTGCAGATGGATCAACAAATACAGTAGTATTAGACTTTATTCCAAAATCTGTAAACGAGTTTGAAGTGTTTGTTGCTGGCAAACGCCTACGTAAGAACGCTATATCGGTGTTTGACCCAACAGTAGACCTTGATAGTCCAGAAGGTGATGTAATATCACCAGCAGAATTTAGTGTAGATGGAGTAACTTCGACTTTAGTCTTAGCAGATACTCCAGCAATAAATACTAGGATTGTAGTAATTAGACGTATTGGTAAAGCCTGGACAGACCCAGGAACACCACTACATAGACAAGAAAATGACATTGCTAGGTTCTTAAGAAACAAAGAGGTGGCGTTACCTAAATAAATACAATGTAGGAAACAAAAATGACAGATAAATTTAACGAAAAACAAGGTATTCTTTTACAAGGATACATCAAGATTACAGACCCAAATACTGGAGAAATCCTGGTAGATAAGCGAAATGCTATCCACTATGAAAACATGAGTATTTCATTAGCGGAAAGTCTATCAAACCAAGGACAAGGCATGATTTACCAAATGGCTTTTGGTAATGGAGGTACTTCTGTTGATCCTACTGGAATTATTACATATCTGTCACCAAACTCAACAGGAACTAACGCTTCGTTATACAACCAAACTTATGCTAAAGTTATTGATAATAACAATGTTAATAACACAGATCCTACAAGAAACAAATTAGAAACACGCCACGTAAGTGGAACAAATTATACAGATATCATTGCAACTTGTTTGCTAGACTACGGTGAGCCAGAAGGCCAAGACGCACTAGACAATGCAACAGGTAATGAGAGTTTATATGTTTTTGATGAACTAGGCTTAGTAAGTTATAGTTCTTCCGGAACAGGTAGATTGCTAACACACGTAATTTTCCACCCAGTACAAAAATCATTAAACAGACTTATTCAAATTGATTATACTGTTAGAGTACAATCACTAACAGGTTTTAACGAGGCGTAGTAAATGGCATACACAGTTAGATATACGGACTTAGCAAACAAAGGAAGCGTTGTAGTTGAAGACAACACTATCAACGAACAGACTAGTTTGCAATTACCAGGCAGAAATACAACTGCTTATGGAACTGCCATTGCTGAAAACTTTTTACATCTATTAGAAAATTTTGCTTTTAATAGTGCTCCTAATAATCCTGTCGAAGGACAATTATGGTACGATACAACACCGGGTGTTGATCAATTAAAAATTTATGACGGTACTAACTGGGTTAGTGCATCAGGTTTAAAGAAAGGCAACACACAACCAGCGGCAAACCAATCAGTTGTTGGCGACTTGTGGGTTGACACAGATAATCAACAGTTATACTTGTACACTGGTGCAGGTTGGATCTTAGTAGGACCAACTTTCTCAGATGGATTAGCAACAGGTGCTAGAGCATCTTCAATTATTGGTACAGACAATGTAACATATACAGTTATTATTATTGAAGTAAGAGCAAAAACAGTAGCAATTATCGCAAGTAATGCCTTTACTCCAAAGACAACACTTGAAGGCTTTACATCTATTAAGCCAGGATATAATTTAAGTAATGCTGATATTACAGGACAAGGTGTCGGTAAGTTTTACGGTACATCAGAAAAAGCAGAAGCATTAATTGTTAATGGTGAATCTGTACCGGCAAGTAACTTTGTAAGAAGCGATCAAGAAACACCGTCAACTGTTCCATTAAGAATTAAAGCCAACGGCGGCCTAACAGTTGGTGCTGATAGTGCGATGAACATTGGTATTGAAGGCCAAGCAGGTATTATTTCGCACAGAACATCAGGATCAAACATCGACGTTCGTGTTAATAACGAAGGAGAAACAACAACAGTTATTCGTGTTGATTCAACAGCAAAAGTTGGTATTAACAATTTATCACCAGACCAAAGTTTAGACGTTGTAGGTAACATTCAAACAGATAGTAAAATACTTGTTGAAGGTGTAACAGATTCATCGTCAATTAGTACAGGATCAATTATCACTAAAGGTGGTGTTGGTATTGCTAAAAAACTTTTTGTAGGAAGCGATACAAATATTGCAGGGTTATTAACAGCAGGTAATATTGTTCCTAACATTACTGTAACACGTAACTTGGGTACACAGAATGAACAATGGTTAAATGTTTTTGCACAAAACTTTGTAGGTAACTTAACAGGTAACGTTACAGGTGCTGTTAGTGGTAGATCAGGATCTACAGATAAACTTGCTTCAGCAACAACATTTAGATTAGTTGGTGACGTAAGTGCTCCAGAATTTACGTTCGACGGACAAGACGAATCCGTTAAAACTTTTGATACAACAATTAGTAACACATTCTTAGCAACAAAACCTGAGAAGGGCGAGTCACAAACAACAGACGAATTCATTTTTAATAGAACTACTCCAGACACAGAAGGCGATACTGGTGTATTTAAAATTAGCCGAACTAACCTATTTAAAGCGATCCCTACACTCCCAATTGGAATGATTACTCCATTCGGCGGATTAATTATGCCAGATGATTGGTTATTGTGCGATGGTAGAGAAATCTTAATTGCAGAATACCAGAACTTGTTTAACGTAATCAAGTATAACTTTAAAGATCAAACACTTGTTTCCGCAGGTAGATTTGCACTACCAGATCTACGTGGTAGATTTGCATTAGGACTTGACGACATGGGCGGAGAAAGTGCAAACCGTGTAACAAGTTCAGCGGCTGACACATTAGGTAACGTTGAAGGTTCAGAAAGCAAACAAATTGCTACACAGAACTTACCAGAACACGAACACGATTTAAGAGGTCCTACAGGAGACCAATACTACACAATTAGAGATATTACAGGAACTCCAAATGACCCACAAGGTATTGTTTATGATGCTCCAACTGGTACAGGAGCAGGACAAGCATATCCATCATCAGGTGGTATATTAACTAACCAAGGATTAGGGCAGGCGTTAAATGTTATGAACCCGTATATGGCGTTGAACTATATTATATACGCAGGTGAAAATACAGGGAATCTATAATGAGTTATAAATTAAATAAAACAGATGGAAGTTTGCTTGTAGATTTAGTAGATGGCGTACTAGATACAACAACTACTGACATCTCTTTAATTGGTAAAAACTACAGCGGCTTTGGTGAAGCATTTAACGAAAACTTAATTAGACTATTAGAAAATTTTGCTAGAAGTACAGCACCGACTAGGCCACTAACTGGTCAAATCTGGTATGATACATCTGAACAAAGATTAAAAGTTTATAACGGTGAAGAATTTAGAACATCAGGTGGTCCAATTGTTGCTAACAGCCAACCTTCGAATATTGTTGCAGGTGACCTTTGGATTAACAACGAAACTAATCAATTATTTTTTAGTAAAAACGGAAGTGATTTAGAATTAGCAGGTCCAATTTGGACTGCTGGACAAGGCACTACAGGATTTAAATCTGTCACACTACTTGATACACAAAATAACAGTAAAGTTATTTTAGAAATGTGGATGGCAGGAGTACTTGTAGGTGTATGGAGTTCAAGCGAATTTGTTCCGGCACCGGCATACGCAATCACAGGATTAGACAGAGTACTAAAAGGATTTAATGTACTAGCAGATGAATTCCACTTTAGAGGTAGAGCAACTGCTTCAGAAACACTTATTACACAAAATGGTATTGCAAAAGGTGCAAACGCATTCCTACCTACAGACGCCGATGGTGTTACAGTTGGTGCATTAACTGTTGCAAACTCTTCGGGTATTACAATTGGTGTTTCACAGAATAATCAACAAAAAGTTGTTGGTACAACATTTATTTCAGAAAACCAACTTTCAAATCATGATTATAAAATTAGGGTTAGAAAGACAACAGGATTTGTTGACGCTATTACTATTGATACTAGTGAATCAGCAATTGGTATTTTCCAATCAAATCCGCAATACACATTACACGTAGGCGGATCAATGAAAGTTGACGGTGAACTATTATTACAATCACCGGCTGTTAACATTGAAACACAAAATTTAAGAGTTGAAGATAAAAATATTGAACTTGCAGTAACTAGTGATAGTACAGTATTAAATGATGCAAGTATCGATTCAGGTGGTATTATTCTAAAAGGTAGTGCCGGCGATAAAGAATGGATTTGGAAAAACTTTGGCAAATGGTGGGAGTCAAGTGAAAACATCAACGTCCGTGATACTAAAGGTTATTACGCAGACGGTGTTGAAGTTCTTAACAAAACAGAAATCGGTTCAACAGTTACAGATGCACTAGGACTAAACAGAATTGGTACACTACAATATCTAAATGTAGATGATGTTAACATTAACGGTAGTAAAATTGCAAATAGCACAGGTCCGTTACAATTAGAAAGTAATGGTGCTATTACAATTACTAACAATCAAAAAATTACAGGACTTGCTGAACCAACAGATAATACAGATGCGGCAACCAAGTTTTATGTTGATGACCAAATTAACATTGAACCGGTTGTAATGAGTTTAGATATTACAGGCTTAAATAACTCACAAATTGCTTCAATTATTGAGGACATTTATCCAGCAGGTAACAAGAAAGCAGGAACTTATGCTTATGTAGCAACAACAACACTAACTGGTGCTACGGTTACAGGTGTTGATGTTGACTCTGTTAAGAATATTTCAAGGATTGCAGTTGATTCAAATGGCGTACAAAACGAATCAGTTGTACAGGATATATCATTTGCGTCAGCAACTGGTGCTGTTAATGCATCCGTTTCAAGGGGATTAAAACGCTTTGTCGTATCCACAGGACAATGGCAGTTTGACACAGATCTTGGATCTAGTGGTGGATTGTGGTAAAAGATAAATAGTAACATAGGGGTTAAAAAGAAATGGCATATACTATTGATAGATACAACGGCACTACACTAACAGTAGTCCAAGACGGAACTGTAGACCAGACTACGGACATTAAACTTGTCGGTAAAAACTACGCTGGATACGGTGAAATTCAAAACGAGAATTTTTTACATTTATTAGAAAACTTTAGCGGAGCAAACCAACCTCCCAAAGCCATTTCAGGACAGGTTTGGTATGATTCTTCTTCAAGTAAATTAAAATTTTACGATGGTTCTAAGTTTAGAACAACAGGTGGTGCAGAAGTTAGTGCTACAGCCCCAGCAGGTTTAGCGACTGGAGACCTTTGGTGGGATTCAGCAAACGAGCAATTATATGCTTACAGCGGAACAGGTTATGTGCTAATTGGTCCACAAGGTGCAGGTACTACAGTTACACAGATGGTATCAGCATCAGTTAGAGATACAACAAACACAAACAGAGTGATTATTAAAGCCGTTGTCAACGATGAAGTAATTTACATCATTAGTGGAGCAACATTTACTATTGACTCAACAGATCCGCAAAACGCAATTACAGGATTTGACGTAGTTAAAAAAGGCTTAACATTAAGAAACACACAAAACGCAACAGGCGGTGTTACAAGTACTACTGATTACTATTGGGGTACAGCAAGTAACTCATTAAAACTTGGCGGTTATACCGCATCAGACTTTGCACTAGCAGGATCAGGATCATTTACATCACTTGTTAGTTTTGCAGATGCAGGTATTTCAATTGGTGATTCAAACGATCTTAAGATTTTTATTGAAAATGACAACGAAGGTGTTATTAAAAATGACGTAGGACGTAAAATTCACGTTAGAGTTGATAATGCACAGGGTGTTGAGCAATCAGTATTTACAGTTGAAGATACAGGTGTAATGCCAGGTGCAAATAACACATACGATTTTGGTACAAACGTTGCTAGATTTGCAACGATGTATGCAACAACATTTGACGGTGAAGCAACTTCCGCACAAACAATGAAAGTTGGTGCTAACTATCGTTATCCAGATACTGCGTCAACATTTAATACTGTTGCTGTTAGAGATGGTGCAGGTAACTTACTTGCAAACGAATTTACAGGTGTTGCTTCAAGTGCAAAATACGCTGACTTAGCAGAGAAATATACTACAGGAACAGATCTTCCGGTAGGTACTATTGTTGCTGTATGTGATGGAATTGAAGATGTTGAAGGTGCTGAAGTAGAACCAGCAGAAGCAGGATCAATTCCAGTAGGAGTTGTTTCAGATGCACCAGCATACTTAATGAACAGCGAAGCAGAAGGTCAAGCAATTGGTCTTAAAGGTCGTGTTCCAGTAAGAGTAAAAGGGTTAATTAACAAAGGCGAAGCAGTTTACGTTGATATGGATGGTGTAGGTCATTCGGTCAAAGGTGAATATATAGTGGGCGTTGCTTTAGAAACTTTCGAACCAGAAGGTGACGAAGAAGGCCTAGTAGAATGTATATTGAAGGTATAAAGTAAAATGGCA